CTAGAACGCCGCAGAATCGACGCTAGCCCTAGTCTGCACCGATTACCCTAGACACCTTAGGAACGTGGCACAGAACGCACTACAGCGCCAAAGAATCGAGAGAATAGGCGAATCGACCGTCGAGATGTTGGATCAGATCGACGCCCAAACGCGACAAAGCCGCCCCACCCAGCCCCGAAGGACCAAGCAGGGCGGCCCGCCGCGCAAGTTACCGCCACCACCGCCAGACGCACACAGCGACGCCAAACAGCGCACCCAGCCCAGCCACGGCCAGAGCATCGAGCCAGAAACCGAACCCGTCCCGCGAGGTGGTCACGGCGCCGCAGGCTAGGCCGATCAGCGCCCACGCGGAGACAATCTCAAAATGCCGCGCCATCATCCCACCCTCCCGAATCGACGGTCTCTAAAGGTTCGGTCTCGCAGTGGCACGAATAGTTGCCGCACCAGACGCAGACGCCGCACCACTCGCACTCGTCAAAATCTGGATCGACGAGGCCGTAGCACCACGGGCACTCGAGAGCCCCGCCGTTCAGCTCGAGAGGTTCAGCCTTGCCGCCGTAGTAGCCCCAGCTCGCGCGAGGCTCGCATGACGAGTTCGAGAACCAGAAGCCACCGTCCCAGTAACCCGCCGACTCATTGACGATCGCCAAAGGTGGCAAAGCCGGATCGGACGAGACGAAGACCAACTTGGAGCCCGTGGCCCAGTCGCTCATCATGTCGCGCACGTGAGGCTCCAAGAGCGCCCGAGTTCCACCCATCGCAGGGAGAACGTCCCTAGCGAACGTGCCCGTATCGCTCAGGTGGTCCGCAGGAGTCACCGGTAGCATCCCGTTATGAAGAAGCACCGTCTTAGGCTCCCCGGCGATGGCGTGAGGATGACAACCCGACAGATCAACCGCGCCGCTAGTGGCGATGCGAGCGTGCCATGCCCACGCGACCACTCGACGACCGAGTTCGTCCACCTTGCGCTCAAGCATTTCTACGGCCTCAACCGGCGACATAGTGCGCCTGGTATGAAGCCGTAGATCCTTCCGAGTCTCGAACACCAACGCGAAACCGAACCCGTCAGGGTTGGCGATAGCGCCCCGCTCGAGTACGTCCCGATCCGGGATCGTTGGACCCTCGCCGCAGATAATCACGCACATGGCGAAACCCCCGCAGGTGAAACGAACGACGCCGCGAGGGTATCGGCGGCCTGAAAACGCCCGCCCCCGAGAACGTGGACCGCATGAGGCCACCGATCCGAAGCCCGCACGAAATCGACAAACCGCCCCCACTCGAGCGCGCCCAGAGTGATGTCATGGGCGCTAATGGTGCCCGAGTAGGCGACGAGCGCGTCGGTCAACTCGACAGCCGCGAGCACTCGACCAGCGGCAAGCGATGGTCGAAAGATGCGAAGTTCTACCGTCGAATAGTTGGACAGGTTCACCGCGTCATAGTGGCCGCCCCCGAGCTGGCGAGCCTTCTCAACCACAGACCGCGAACTCAGTTCCTCGAAGGATGCGCAGGTGGATTCCCGGCCGGCGAAATCGACCAGCCCGCCCTTATTCCTTGAGACGAGCAGAGCGAATGCCGCGACGCTGGTCACCGATCGAAACCCGTCCCGTGAGACGTGGACGTGAAGCCCACACGAGGAACGATCCCAAGCCCGCGCCTGCATCCCTCGCAACTCCCAAAGCATGGATGCGAGTTCGTCGCCGTATTCCTGCCACGATTCAAGAGAACGAGGATGAAACACTATTTCCGGCCCTACGGCTAGAGATGAGTCCGATTTCTGATAGTGGACCCGTTCTCCGATGCCGTGCCCGTTCAGGTACTCAAGTACCTCGACAATCCTTTCGGGGTGGCTCTCGATCTCAAGCTCGACGCCGAAGTACCGCGGCCCCTCCCCGTAGAAAATGGGCGAAGGCTTAAAACCGTATGAATGGAGAAGTCCGCCGTATGTCTCATCCTCCTCATCGAATCCATAAGGGCAATCGTGACCATCGTGGACATTCTCATCGCACTGGTGGCAATGGTAATAAGAACTATCGAAACAGTCTTCGCACACAAGGAAAGCGTCCCCAATCGAGTGCCCCGCTGATATCGCGTGAAACTCGGCGCAATCGTCGCAATAGAAAGCGAAACCGTCGCAACAGTCTTCGCACCAAGTTTGGTGGCCCTGCGAAGTGTTTACCCCGTAGTGCTCGCATTCTTGATCATGGTGCGCGTAGTTGCACCGCTCACAGATTATTTCTTCACTCATTAGTTACCCCTGACGGCCGAAGGACACACGCCCCCGAAGCCGACTAGATCACACCACACCCAGCGCCCGAATGCAAGCACCAAACCCCAAGCCCCGCTAGGCAAACGCACCACCGACGAGCCGCAAGGCGAACAAGTGTTCGGTCGCAATCGCGACCATCGACAAGCCCGCCGAAGTCGAGCGGGCGCTCGCCCACACCCCAGGAGCAGGAGTTGAGCAAACTTGGCTTGGCGTCCGGTCTAACTTGGCTTGGCGTCCGCGTTAGAAAAAAGAAAACGGCTCGATCCTGTCGGAGAACGAGCCGCCTTCTAATGTCAGGGGTAACTGACCAACAAAAACCTAGCAGGTTTGTCTTGGCCGTGTCAATGAATGTTGTCGCTAATAAGTTTCGCCAACTGTCGCAACTGGTTTTGGAGCTTTGGTTCGATGGGCTTATGCCAACTTGCTGGTTCGCAGCCGGTGTCAGCCAAATACTTCACATCGGCGGGCCACATCTCGGCCTCGTAATCGTGTCCTTCTATCATGCCAAACGATCCAATTCATCCAAAGCCATTTCCAACCACCGAATATCCACAGGTTCTCCACTATTGGAATCGTAGACGTAGGCTCTCGCCGCCTCGATCACACGTTGTTCGGCCTCTCGCCGCCTCATGTAGTCCTGCATCTCGTCCATTATCAGCCTCCTGCCTGCCGATATCCCGCCGCTAACGTCCTGAGTCCATCCAGACGGGCCTGAGACGCCCTCAGAGCCTCTCTAATCGCCGTCATGGACCCTGATGCCACCAAGTATGCCCGAAGGCTCTCAGAGGCTTGTAGCGTGGCATGGTCATCTATTTCAGCGACGGTCACTTTCAGCCCCTTGGCCGCCGCGTCGTCACGGTAGGTCATCCTGGCCTTGGCGAAGGCGACTTTGTAGTCGGCCTCCATCTCGGCTGCTGTCGTGGCAATATCGGCACATTCCTCAGCCAACTGCCCGATCCGACGCCCTTCCTTTTCAATGGCGTCAGCGATTTGATTCGCACTAAGCATCTGCTTCCTTCCATAGTCTTGCAAAGTCGGCCAAGGTCATTACAACGTAGGACTCGGCCGCGTTCTTGCCCCGGCGCTTCGCCACCACCACGCCGTATTCGGCCTTGGCGTTCTCACGTTCCGTTTCGGCCTCAGCCAGCCAGCCTGATAGGTCTAGGGTCTTGTGATTCTTGCACTCGATAACCAAGCGTGGGCCTAAGCCCGTAATGTCGCCTTTGTCCTGAGTGTTGCCAGCACCGTAGCGACGGTCAGCGTATGGGTGGCCGTTCTCTCGCAAGAACTTGGCAACGTCCCGCTCGTATTGCGAACCCTTAGCCTTCTGCGGGGTTGTCATTCATCCTCCTAGCCAACCGTTCACGATGGCGCTCGCGCTCCTTGCGGTAGCGTTCCTTACCAATCTTCATAGCCATCTTGCTCCCCGGAGTCTTTTTTGGCATCGGGTTCTCCTTCCCATGAATGTCTTGATAAGTGTAGTTGTTCAGCGATAGATGGGTAAAGCTCGACCCATCCGTTGTGGTAGTCGCAAGCGAGCATGATGTTGTCGGGGTTCGTAATCGACCCGCCCCTGGATCGCTTCAATAGTTCGTGACCGTGAATCGGGCCGTGACATGCGTTGCCAATGATCGGGCCAAGTTCGCAGCGCCAGGTATCGGGCAGGCCGTACTTCTCAATCAAAACCTTGCGACGTTGGGCGTTCTCACGTTGGCGCTTCTTGGACACTTTGTTGATCGGAGTGCGTTTCATTCTGGCCCCACCTTCCTAAGCAAAGTCCAAGCTCTGATGGCATATCCAGCCCCCGTAGTGATGCCGTACACATTCACAATCTTCATTGGCTTGCGTGGCATTGGCACTTGAAAATGTAGAAACCCATAAAGTCCTCCTGGCTTCAGAAGTCGAGCAGCTTCCTTGAGTATCTGCCCAGGCTTGGGATAGTCCTTCTCGGTGCCATAAAGATTTTTTGCGTATTCCTCCGAGTAGGGGGGGTCGGCAAGAATCCAATCAAACGATTCATCTGGAAGCGGTACGTTGCGACAATCGGCAACAATGTCGGGTTTGCGTTCTTCACGAATATCAACCCTCACGCCAGTCACCATGCTTCCTGAACACAAATGCAGCACTTTTTTTTCGTCCACTGGTTTGCCACCAATTGATTCCATTTCTCGGTAGGCCCATTCCACAAAGCGGAGAGGATACCCCCCCCCGTCCGAAAAAGGTTCAAAATGTAAGGATGACTTGGGGTAGCCAAACATTACGGGGTGTCCCGCACCTTTGGCTTTCTTCCCAGCATTGGGGCCAAAACTATGTTTCGTTGCGGCGGTCATAAAAACTCGCTCGTGTCGTTGTCAAATGGGTCAAACTCGGCATTGGCGTAGAGAGTGGTGGTGCCGTCACCATTTGAGACCTCGGTTATCTGCCAGTCGTCGTGCTGGGTAGCGAAGGCGTTGCCCCTAGTGAGTCGTGTGTCACCGGAGACCCGAGCGGTGCCGCAGACCCAAGCGTCACCGTAGACCCGAGCGTTGTCGTAGACCTGAGCGGTGCCGCAGACCCAAGCGTCACCGTAGACCCGAGCGTTGTCGTAGACCCAAGCGTCACCGTAGACCCAAGCGTCACCGTAGACCCGAGCGGTGCCGTAGACCCGAGCGTCACCGTAGACCCAAGCGTCACCGTAGACCCAAGCGTCACCGTAGACCCGAGCGGTGCCGGAGACCCGAGCGTCACCGTAGACCCGAGCGGTGCCGGAGACCCGAGCGTTGTGTCCGACGTAGGCGCTCTCATTGACGGTGGCGGTGCCGGCTACCCATCCACCTCCGTTTCGGTGTTTGTGGGCTGGAACTGGTCCGTTGCCATCGTTGAAATCGTAGGTGGTCACTCTGTCTCCTTTGTTGATCGGGGTGCGCTTCACCAGAGATGATCCACTTCTTCTACATAATCCCCGTCCCAATCGTCAGGCGGATCGAAATCGTCGGCGTGGCAACTGCACTCGCACTCCTGACAGTCGCAATCGTCCTTGTGGTCGCACTTGTCGCCGTTCTCGTCAATCAATACGGGCTTCTCGGCATCAGGGCAAGGACAGTCCTCGCAATAGTCCGGGCTAATCTCGCCAACGTAGATCAAGTCTGATCGGGTCATTCCATCGGGGTAGTTACTTGGCATTTTCCACCTGCCTACAAACGGTGCAAGAACGGACGCCCGTAGCGTCAGCGTCGTATTCGTGCAAGTGCATCAATCGAAACGTGGTGTATCGGTTGTTGTTCTTTGGACAGCGATGGCTGAGAACTGCGTTCTTCATCGCCTTCTGTGTCATAAAGCACTTCGTACATTCGTATGTCACCATGCGGCGCATCCTCCTTGGTCGGGGATTCCTATTCCCAAGCTTGCGATCATTCTGTCTGCTACTGCGATCTGTGCGGCTGGCGAAGTGTCGCCGGTTCCGCCGTAGTTGGCCCAGTTTTGAGCCGTGATTCCTAGTGAATCGGGGTAAGCACTTCCTAGTACCACCCATCCTCCTGATTCACACGATGCCACCCTCGACCATTCTGCGTAATCTGCTGGAAGTGTTGTCGTTGTGGTTGGTGGGGTGGTGGTCGTAGTTGGAGGGATCGTCGTGACCACCGTTGGCGACGACCCCAGGGTACTTGGAGGGTGAGTGGTTGGGGCCGAGACTACAATCTCAGCGCCGTACCACCACACTCCGACCATTAGCCCGATGGCTACGAGCGGGGTAAAGATGCGTTTCATGCTTGCTCCAATCGTCTAGCGAGCTTGGATTCTTCTCGCTTTCGTTCGTTATGGGCGATGCGGCAGGCTTCGCAGATCGGTTCCTTCTTCCGAATGTGCGTGGCGTAGCCCGCATTGGTCCCGCAGGGTTTCCTTCCACCGTAGGGGACGCCTCGACGCCGAGCAACTTCGTTTAGTTCCTTGATGTTTCGGCCACCCCAAATGCCCTCCCGCTCGCCGTAATAGATGGCGGCTTCGGCGCAATGCCCTGCTACGGGACAGGTACGGCAAATGGACTTAGCATGTCCTTCGGACCAACCGGGTTCGCCCGTGTCAAAGAAGATGTTTTGATCTACCCCCCAACAGGCCGCACGGTCTTGCCAGTCATTCTGCATTGTGCTTCTCAAGAAGTTCAAGGATCGTCAATGACGCTTCACGGATCGCCGTGACCAAATCTCGAATCACCTTGTCGGCTTCCTGGTCCCAGCCACCGTTGTCCAACTTGTGCTGAATCTCACCCAAGGTCAGATGAACACCGTCCGCATACTTGTCAGCCCGCATGGTTCACCATCCGGTATTCCCACAAGCCGTGCGACAGATAGCGGCGCTCAATGACGTACGAACCAAACTTCGCCTTTCGCAAGTCACGCAAGCGGGCACCCACGGATGCTTCGGGAGCATTGGTGTCGTCGGCAATCTGCTTCAACGTGCGCCACTTGCCATCCGCCATCAGGTCACGGACCGCTTCAAGTTGCTTGGTCAGGCGCTCGCCATCCCGCTTGTGGTCGTAGGTCAGGCCGTCAAACACTGCGTCGGTTCGCATCTGCAAGTTCCGCCACCAGGCGTTCTGTGCCTCGTCGTACTCAGCCAGCCAATCCTTGAAGTCCTTGATCGACTCGCTCATCACCCCAAACACTGACTCCCACGCCGCCGAACCCTTGTCTAGGGTCGCAAGCTGTTCGGCCAATGCGTAGATTACGGTAAGGAACTTGTATTCCTCGGCGGGTACTTGCAGGCGCTTGTAGTCGTTGAACTTTTGGATCAGTTCTTCAATCCGCTCAGTCTCATCAACCAATGTCATTTCTTTCATCTTGCCCATCTCGATCCTCCTTGTTCGATGGTGCTATCAGTTTTGCTCGTTATGTCTAACGTGTCAAGGAATAAAACCGCCGTAGTATTTTATGTCTTTCTTGGCGGCCATCTCAGCTTCGTCAAGGGTGTTTGCAAAGCCCCAGGTCAAACACGAAAAGAATCCGTGCCTTTCTTCGGGACCGTACAAACACCATCCGACAAAACCGCTTTCCTTATCAACGTAGATTTCAATGGCGTGTTCTCCGTACTCAGTCCATTTGCACCACTCCTGATTGAACTCATCAAAGTAGTACCCACGTTTCTGAGCAAGAAGCATCAACCTATTCCTCGGCGGCATCGGCAATTAGAACGGTTCCTCTCCGGTAGCCCAGCCTTCTTGCACGGCACCAAAGGCTTCTTCAACCTTGGCGACGACAGGTGCTTCGGCGGCGATGGGGTTGTCTTGCAATGCCTTGCGAGCGGCGTTGAAGCCTGCGCCCAACTGCTTCTCGGACAGCGAGCCGTACTTCTTGCCCTTCTCGGCCAGGTCGTTCAAGAACTTGTTGTCCGGGTCGGCTTGTGCTCCCTGCAAAATCGTGTCCCAACGTGGGTCGCCCTCAACTTCGGTCTTAGGTGAGCCGGAACGAGCTTGCTCGGCCACTTCCTTTGCCTTGTGTGGGGCTGGCGACGACGAATGGTTGTTCACCTTCGCCATTTCCTCACGGGACGGACGGAACTCGCTGGTGGTTGCGTAGCCAGCGTTTGCCAACGCTCGACCAATGGCTGACGTTTCGCAGTTCTCCAACGGTGACGTTTCGTTTGGTCCACGGTCAGCAAAGTGTTCCTCGGCGTAGCCGGTAGCCCACGGGTGAGCGTCCTCGGCGTCCTTGTAGACAGCCGCCCACACCACAAACTGCTTGCCGGTGTCGCTGATGTGTTCCATTTTGGTTGCGATGCGACCAGTCGGGTAGTCCTGCCAGAACTTCGTGATCCGGTCCGCAACGGTTTCGTAGTTGTCCAAGTCAAACTTAGGCATCTTGTGTTTCCTTCTTTCTAATCGTGACCATTCCTGGTCCATCGGTCTTGCATGTTTCGTTGTACGAGCAATATTGGCATTGCCAGTAGCGAGGGTTCTCAGGGTCCAAGCTGATCGGTGACAGGTCATCGTCGATGGCGATGCGCTCAGGCAAGTCTCCATCGTTGATGGTGTCCATGATGTTCGTGAGCCGCATGATTTCGTTGTCGGCAATGACCGTGAACACTTCCTGTGGAATCTCAAACTCAGCGATGACACGACCAATCTCGTCGATGCCCGAACGCTCAGCAAGTCCCTTGGAGATGGCTTCGGTGCCAACGTGGACGATGCGGATGACGTAGCAATCGTTCGCCACGGCGTTTAGCGCCGACTGAATGATGGCCGATGCCCGTGGTCCTGACGGACTACTGACGCCCTTGTTGCTGACACCCACAGACTTCTTGTAAGCGGTGCCGTTCATGGTCTTGATTTCAAGAAGAACCTTGAACTCGCCATCGTCGATCACACCGTCCGCCGAACCCGAGATGAGTCCGCCAATCTGCGACGGCACTTCGAACTCAGCCGTGTAGTAGTTGCTGATGGCTTCCTGAATCTTCTCATGCAGGTCGGTGCCGAGAGTCGTGACGAGTGTGCCCGCCAAGTCCATCGGTTCCGATTCGTAGCCAAGCGCCGAGTACGCCAGCGCCCGTGAACACTTGCCCGCATCCGAATAACGGAACGGAGTGTCGAACGCTTTGGGCTTTGGCCCTCGCTCAATGTTCTGAACTTGAAGTTCCTCAAGCCATAAGTGGCCGTACCGTGGTGGTACTGGCATCTGATATTGCTCCATCTCAATCCTCCTTGTTTGATGGTGATTAGAACACTAACGGAGGGTTGTAACGGATGTCAAGGATTTTTTTGGTGCTTGTGGTTGTGTCGGTATTCAGCCAGGATTAGAGCCAGTTTGGACGGTGGGATGTGTTCGACATTTCTTTCTTGTCCCAAGTCCTGCCCGCACTTCTCGCAACGGACAAAGATAAGCATTGAGTTCCTATTCGGTAGTAGGTGCAAATATTTTGGGAGTGTAGTCACTCAACCTTTTGCCCGCATACTTCCGACACAAGAAATCCAGGCTAACAAACATCGGGTCGTAGGAACCGTCCTCCACTTGATGTTTTACCACGATCCCACGCCAGTGTGCGTTGCCCTGTGGCCCCTTGTAATCCTCGTCGTGAAGGTAACAAGCTCCCGCAACCAATCCGTGCTGTGACTTGCCGCCGACGAATCGAAGCCCGTACATGAGCGTTTGCTGATGGCCCATCGTGAACGAGTGACCGATGTTCTTCAACCGAGTGTCAATGCTGTTGCCGCCGTAGGGCTTGCCGGTCATTGGTTGGTAGAAGTAATGGCTGTACCCAACCCCATCCAACCACAGGACTGTTCGGAACGGATGAACTTCCCAACGGAACTTTGCGTAGTCAAGGTCGTCTGTCGAGATTGTTCCATCGAGCTTGGCGTCAAGTGAGATTGCTCGGTCGATCCGATCTTCGTGATTACCCAAACAGATGTGCCTCTGTGGGTTCCATCGGCGTTCTTTATACTGTTTACGAATACGGTTGTAATCGGTAATCCCTGAGTTGAGTAATTCCCATCCATAGTTCGCCGCCTTTACGTCTGCTCGGTAGCGACGACCCTCCATCTCTTTTTTCCCCTGGTCATAGAGTGACAGACTTGGCAGGTCGGCGTGGTCGCCCAAGTGAATGATCTTCACGTTCTCCTTGCCGGCGAACTGATCGACGATGTATTGCCCAATCCATTTGAGGTGGTCAAGCGGAACGCCCTGCTTTACCTGCGTGTCGGGAATGACAACGTGGGTAGGCAGGTCAATAAGTTTCATCAAGCGTCCTTGTACGGGGCCTTGGGTTGCGTCAGCCAAGCAAGTTCGGCTGGCGTGATTTGAAATGGATCGGTGGGGCAGTTCCACCCCCCGTGTTCCCAACTGCGAGCGACCAGGGCCGAGCA